GATCTCCTTGATAAGTCGAAACATTTCTGGCCAGAGATAGCGGTCGTCATCTGTTCCTTTTCTTTTACCTGCGACTGACATTGGTTGGCAGGGGAATCCTCCCACAATGACATCTGCGTCTCCTTCTTTTCCTTTGACATTTTTTATATCCTCCTCTATTGGTATGTTAGGAAAGTTCTTACGTAGAACCTTCTGACAGTATTTATCTTTCTCGACAAATTTTATGGTATCAAATATTCCTGTAGAATCTAATCCTAATGCAAATCCTCCTATGCCAGAAAATAAATCTAATACCTTAAGTTTTTTTCGCATCTTTCATTTTTAACATTTCTAATTGACAGTAATGCACTATTTTTTTCAGATCCTCTGCACCTCCTTTTCGTTGATAACGACAAACATATTTAATTACGTTACCTTGAAAAAATGAAAGATTATTTTTTGAAATAAATTCATAGGGTTGAATCGGAAACTTGGTATAATGGTTTCCACCAACCTGAGTGTATTGAGGAAAAGCTTCCTCAAATATATCTTTGCTTGTCATAAATTATAACCATACCTTTCTATTTTTGCTCTCATTAAGTATAAATTTCTTTTACTTCGTGTGACACCAACGTACCAAACTCTGTGTTCTTCATCTCTTTTTTTACTACTTTTTACCACAGCTTCTCTGATTTTCCTAGCGTTATCTAAAACTAATAAGACATTCTCTGATTCACCACCTTTTGCTGCATGAATCGTAGAGATTTTTATTCTGGCATCCTCATTTAATTTTTCTTTATTGGATAACAATAATCTAATGTAATTTTTTTCTTCATTATTAGCCTTGTCAAAAGCCTCATACCAAGGGACTAACTCATTCCAATTATCGGCAGACATATAATCTTCAACATCTTCTTTTTGTGTTTGATCTAGATCCTGTCCATCTGACCATTTTGAATAATAAATAGCTGCTTTGTATAATTTTGAATTGTAACTTTTGATATATTTATTTTCAAAATATAAACCTTTCAGTTTTAATTCTTTTGCTATTTTGATAGACTTATCAATCGTGCGAGTTAAAATTAACCAGTTATCTTTGTGTAAATTAACGTTATCTATATTATTTATTTTTATACAACCACCCTCTTCGTTTTTAGGAAGATAATCTTTTGTTGCTCTTAGTCCTTCTATTCTACTAACAATGATATTTGATAGATCTTGTATTTGTATAGGAACCCTTCTTGATTTTTTTAATACCACCTCTGTTGCAGGCTCTTGTATAAACCTATCCACATCCGCTCCTGCCCATGCATAGATTGCCTGATCATCATCTCCCGCAAGATATATATCTTTGGTATTTGATTTTAAAATATCAAACATTTGCCATTGAATTGGTGATAGATCTTGAGCTTCATCAATAAATACTACATCAAATTGTGGACATAAATTTTTCTTTTGTATGAATTGATGGATCATATCTGTAAAATCAATTAAATTATTACTTTCCTTATATTTAATATAGTTAGCTGCAACATGTTTTAAAATGTTTGGCTTAATGTCTTTACTATATTCTCCTGTGCAATATTCATCCCAGACTTCTATATCTTTTTCTCTAGCTTTAGTTATGATTTGAAAATATTCGTTATCACATGTTAGATAAGGTGAGGAATCTATATCTCTTTTTGCTTTTACACTCACACTTAAACTTTTACCAAGATCATCATAGTGATAATCTTGCATAACATTTTCTTCTTTTAATCCCAAAGTATGAAAAGCTAATGAGTGTAAAGTTTGAAAATGTTTAAGATCTTTTTTTTGAAAGTGCCTATTTTTATTTAACATTCTTTCTCTAGCCTCTGTTGCTGCCTTTTTTGTAAAAGCAAAATAACCTATTCTCTTTGCTGATGTCCCTATCCTAATATAAGCCAATGCTCTTCTGATTAATTTTTCTGTTTTACCTGTGCCTGGAGGTCCATAAAATTTTTTAATCATAATTCCTCTCGTATATATCTTCTCAGTTCCTTGTCTTGTACGTTATCCGGTATCCTGTTCTTGTAGAATATCTCATAGCTATCACTACCGTACTTACCGATACCAAATAATTCTGTTGCATCATTGCCATCCCATTCAAGGTAATCTTGAGACATTCTCCAGATCCTATGAGATCGTACATATTTCATACCTAATTCTTGTAAAAGTGTTGCGATTACATCAATATTTGACCTTAATAATACCTCTGGAGTTGGGAATCTTTTGAAGAAAGATGGTAATACTTTTTTTACTTTCTTACGTCCTGTCTGATTAAGGCAGATCACACCCACCATGTGTTGCCACCTGTTAGCCACTTGTTGTTGCACCATGAGGTCTTCTCTCATCATAGTATTTTATCTTTCTCCTGCATTGATATTATCTCAACATCTTCCTCTTCTCTTTCAAAAAAAGATAAAGGTATTTTAACACAACGAATTGGATTATGAGATTTTTTATCTGTTTCTTTTTTTGGATATCTTTTTAAATAACCTAATTCAGATTTAAATTCTTCTATTAACATTCTACCAGTTTTTTCAAATTTCATTTTCCATTCTTTATTCTTTAAATAATTAAAAAAAACATCCATAGTAAAGTATGCAAATCCATCTTCTTTTAATATAGACCCACTACCAAAAGATGTTGCGCTTACTGCAGGAACACCATTGATATGTTCTTCTAAATATTTATGCAGCAACTCTTTAGGGGATGTTCCTAAAGGTGGTGGTTGCACTGTTTCTGTTTCTTTTAAATTTTCTATGATAGTTTGAAATTCATCTTGTTTGATTCTTGGTGGGGCTATTGGTGTATGAGCACCTATTAATCTTCTACATTTTTCCATATCCATTAGGTAATTAATATCTCTAGCTACCACCTGTTTACTCATTTCACCATCCTGTTTGTCATTAAAATGAACAGTAAATCTAAATTCTGGTTCTGGTTGATAATCTATTCTAATTAAAGCCGATAGTTGTGGAAATTTCTTTTGTTTGTCTGACATGTATCCAAACTGTCTTTTAGCACACTCCGATTTGATACAGAAATTTCTTATAGGATCTTGATCACAAAGATGTCCTGCGGTTGGTTTACGCCAAGATTTTATTTTGTCTAAAACTTTTTTATCACCCCATTCCTCATCATATAAAATATATTTTCTTGCACCTTCTAAAACCCTTTTTTCCCAAAGATCTGGATATTTCTTTTTACAAAACACCATGTAATTAAATAAAAATCTATCCCTCTCATCTGGTAATTTATTACTGTCATCTATCGTTTTCGATATTGCTTGTAAACAAGGTGGACCATCTAAAAATTCTTCTGCACCACCTGTAAGAATCTTAACAATATGAGCTTCTATAAATTCATTTAATTGTTTTTCTGTTTTTAAATTAGCGTCAACAACTTTTATGTATTGATCAAAAGTAAATTCTGTTCCATCTAAATTTAATGCAACTCTCTCTTTTTTATTATAATATGGAAGATTTATAAAATTACCGTTTGTAAAACTTCCATCTGGCCCTGTTCCAAGTTCGGTTTGTTTTGGATATATTTCTGTTGTAGGATTTAACTCTAATGTATATAATAGTTTGTCCAAAAAATTTCTTAAAAAACTTGCTTTTACTTTTTCTTTAGTATGCACATATAAATGTAACCCACCACTTTTAGATCTAACCGGTACTACAGGTAAATTATTTTTTTCTATTATTTCTAAATATTTTCTGGGACTAAAATCTTGATATGCTTTTGAATCTATATCTATGGCACCAAAACTAACCATGCCATTATCATCACAGGGTTGTATGCCAATAGATTTCTCTCCCTTTAAATGTTCAAGATAATCAGCACTTGTTAATTGTTTACCTGCCCAACCGTGTTTTACTTTAAACTTACCTGTTGTTGAATCCTTGTAACCGTTGGTAATTTCAGCGTACCCATAATCTCTTTTTAATCCGTCAAATATCTTTATAAATTTTTGTTCCATGCGATTTTAATATGGGCGACTCCACTCTCGCTTGATCGCCCATAACCTAGGATTCTAGTAATGAGAACCTTCACTTGTAGTCTGTTCCTCACCATGTTTTACTTCAACATCCCCCTTTGAAATGCTTGTAGCAAAATTTTTAGCTTGATGGTAAAGATCAGCATTCTCTACAGGACCAACCTTACTTACTTCCCAACCAAACCAAGTTCCTTTATCGTTTGATTGTTGTGTAGTCCTTAATAAATACTGATGACTGAATGAAGCTGGAGTAAACATTCCATTTTTCCCTTTCAACTTTATGCTTTGCATCATGCTGTTCCATTTTCTACTAATCTTTAATTGTGTAGATTTCATGGCTATTAATGCAGTAGTAGGTATTTTTCCTGCCACAATCACAAAATGTTGTGCAGTTTTTTCAATATAGTTACCATTAGATAATCTATCTTTGAAATCTGATCCCCTACTAGTTTTAGTCATAATGTCAGAGGAAGATGGATAGATGTTTACTGGCGCACCAGATCCATCTTTACCCCTATCTCTCCATTCGACGTACTCCAATTTATAGTAACAAGGTATTACATTAACACCTTTTTCACCGTTGAAGACCTCGCCTGTAACTGAATTATAAATCATTCCAGGTTCTGCTCCTTCAACATACTTGCCATCTCTTTTGTTTACCTCTGGAGATAATTGTCCAAGTATTTTTAAAAATGGTAACGCAAGATCTTCTTGAGTTATTTTATCCATTCCCATATTAGCATCAGCCTCAAATACGTTCGTGGCTATTGCATTGTTAGGTTTCTTGACTAGCTCTTCTTTGCTCATCGTTCATTCTCCTTATTTGCTTGTTATTTTGGTTCGGTTCCCTGCGAACACATTAAATAGATCCGTGGGCATCTCTTTTCCAGATTCGAGACGCTCACGAACCAACGCTTTAAGTGTCATGGGTTCAACCTTAAGTTTCTGGACAGGTTGATACCCTTGACCTTGTGCAAGTTCAGCGTATGACGCTGCCTTGTTGTCCTCGTTACGACCAAAGGAAACAGTGATCTCATTTTTAATAAGATCGCCTAGGCCATTATTACGAAGCCAGTTAAATGCTTCTTCTTTTTTAGCTGCAGATATAGAAGCACCGTAGACGGGTTTAACCTCAACTGAAGATCCGTCTGCTAATTTTAATGTAGAAAGATTCATCTCCTGCATCATGGTCGGTATTACCTCACCTGATATGACATCAATATCTTTCTTTAATTTTTTTATTGCGTCCTCTTTCGCTGTAAGATCATCCTCCATAGCTTTAAGTTTTAAAACTTGATCGGATAATGATTTGGCGTCATTAACTTTTGTTAATGAGTCTTGTTTATCTTGTTCGAAATTTATATTCATAATTTCTCCTTTCGTGTGTTATTTATAGTTATATAAAATCCTATGTCAATCTTATTCTTCAATCTTTCCTTTCTCATATAGGTTGACTTTAATCGGATAGTATATTTTTTCTTGTCTATCCCATTTTAAAAAATTAAACTTACCTGTTGTAATGTCCGAGACTATAGAACAAGCCACACCAATTATGGCAGGATCTCCTGTGAGTAATAGATAATCTTCTTCTGTGAAGTCTTTTAAAAGTTTTCTAAGTTTAAATATCAGTGGTCCTGGTGACATTATTATTTGTGAGTTTTCTGGTAATAAAGTTATCAACTCACCATATTTTGATGCACCCATTATATTAAATTTAGGTGTACCCATTCTTGTTCCAGGTAACTCCTGTATTACATAAACTTTTTTATTCATAACTTTCTTGACTTCCTATATAGCATGTTTATATTATATTTCAAGAAAGAATAACAAAATTATACATGAATTACAAATTCAAGACCAAGCCTTATAAGCATCAATTAGATGCTTTAGAAAGATCTCATAATAAAAAAGTATATGCGTACTTTATGGAAATGGGTACTGGTAAATCAAAAGTATTAATTGATAATATATCTTTATTATATGATTCTGGAAAAATTAATGCAGCTCTAATAGTGGCTCCAAAAGGAGTATATAAAAATTGGTATGATTCTGAACTACCAATTCACCTCGTTGATCATATAGATCATAGAACTGTTTTATGGAAAGCTAGCATATCAAAACAACAACAAAGATTATTAACTGAATTGTTTGTACCAGGAGAAGATCTTAGAATTTTAATTATGAATGTTGAAGCTTTTTCTACAGAAAAAGGTGTGGAGTTTGCATATAAATTTTTAAATGCAAATAATGCTTTGATGGCAATTGATGAGTCTACTACAATAAAAAATCCAGATGCTAAAAGAACTAAGAATATTGTAACGCTTGGTCAGATGGCTAAGTATAGAAGGATACTTACAGGTTCACCGGTTACAAAGTCACCATTGGATCTATTTAAACAATGTGAATATTTAGACCCAGAGTTATTAGGGTTTAGTTCTTACTATGCATTTAGAACTAGGTATGCAAAACTTAGAACTGCAAACTTTGGTGGCAAATCTTTTCAACTTGTAGTGGGTTATAAAAACCTTGATGAGTTATCAGAGAAAATAAAACCTTTTTCTTCTCGTGTATTAAAAGAAGAATGCTTAGATCTGCCTGAGTATACTTACATGAAGAGAACAATACAATTATCTGCAGAACAAAAAAGTGTATATCAACAGATGAAAAAAGAGGCTGTTGCATTTTTAAATGGTAAGAGCATGACCACAGCTACAGCTTTGGTACAACTTATGAGATTGCAACAAATAACTTGTGGTCATTTCAAAGATGATAGTGGTCAAATACAACAGATAAAAAATAATCGTATTAACGAATTAATGAGTGTATTGGGTGAGGTAGAGGGTAAAGCAATTATCTGGTGCCATTGGCGTCATGATATTGAAAATGTTTTAGCTGCCGTTACAAAAGAGTATGGTCCTCGATCCGTGGTTACTTATTATGGTGACACTAGCACCGAAGATAGACAAAAGGCTATAAGAGAAATACAAAATCCAGATAGTGAGGTAAGATTTTTAATAGGTACACCACAAACGGGCGGGTATGGTATCACACTTACAGAAGCAAATACAATGATTTATTTTTCAAATGGCTATGATCTAGAAAAAAGAACACAGTCTGAAGCTCGTATCAATCGTATTGGCCAGAAAAGAAAAATGACGTATATTGATATTATCGCAGAAGATACGGTTGATGAGAGAATTGTAAAAGCATTAAATAAAAAACAAAATATTGCTAGCGAGATTATGGGTGAGGAATTAAAATCATGGATCTAATATTATTAAGTGATGAATTATATCATCTAGTCGAGGTCACAAAAGAGATGACAAAGGGTATAGAGTTATTAAGTGAGATGGACTGTTTTGATTTATGCGATATTTTAAGATTACATCTAACAACTTACTACGATTATCCTATTAACGCTCATGTTATGAAAGATGGCAGTGGTGATTTGTATGGATGTATCTGTCGTTAGTTAACCATATCCATAAGAAGAGTTAAAAGCACGGCTCCCATACCTCCAACTATCCAATATTCTAATCTCTTAATTCGTTCTTGCATCTCTTTTATTTGTTCGAACGTTTGCTTTTGCATTATTCTACAAAGCTTTTCATGAGATTCTATTTTCTCTAGTGCGGATTTTCTAGCCATTATGTTAATTTTTGTAATTCAATTTGTCTTAATAAATCGTTCTGTACGTTTCCTATGCTCTGATTAACTATACTAGTATTTATAGGTGTATCAAGACCCATTGGAACAGGAAGCTCGGCTTTTTGTGTCGTTTGAGTGTTTGTTATAGGATCCTCTCCCCTAAATCTAGATATTGTTGGAAATAATATAGAGTTTATTTTACTGTCTACTTCTTCTCTACTGTCATCTAAATCAACTCTTCTTAATCTTCTTCTTAATCTCTCCATAGCTCTTACACTTTGTCTTATTTCAGACGCTACTTTAGCTGCCTGTATTGGATCTTCTATTTTTAATCTATCTACCAAATCATCAAATGTTTCTTCACTAAATCCAGGTACTTTAAATTCTCCATCTATTAGTTGTTCTACTTCAGATTTATTTCTTAAACGTTTTTCTAATATATCTTCTACTTTTCTTGAAGAGACACCCATTGTTTTCATATCTTGCAATACTTGATAAAAAACTTTTTGTGATTCAAAAGAATCTAATATGTACTCTTTAAAACCTGCTAATCTTTGTTCTGGTGTAGCATCAACTCTAAATACATTTCTACCAAACTCTCTTCTTATGTTTTGTTTATCTTTACCATAAGACGTAATTAAGAAAGGCATACTGTTTAAAGGTTTAGCTTCCTCAACACGAACTCCAGCTAACAATGCGCCTAATTCAGTTTTAGCATCTAATTGTTGACCAAATTGTGTAAAAGTTCCTGTTATACCTTTATATACTCTTCTAATACTTCTATTTGCACCAGGCTCTAATTGTGTAAACAAGTGTCCTAAAGATTTATCTATTTTTTCTAATGCAGTATCTTGATCAAAATATATTGTTCTACCATCTCTAGTTTCACCATTTCTAAATGCGATGTCAAACACAGCTTCAGATCCAATTGATTCTGAAACAAATGGTGTAATAAATTCTGTAAAAGCACCAGGAGTATCTGTTAGTTTATCATAAAATAAAGCATCAAAAACTATTTGATCTGCGGTTTTGTCATTTAACGTGCCATTTGCATACGCATTAAATACAGCGTTAACTGGTCTAATCATTGAATCATATGGATTTGTGTATGAAAAGTTAAAATATTTAAAGTTTCCATTTGTGTCTGATTCAGTTAATGGAATTAGTGTAGCATTTTTTTGATAGTCTGGTGCTGCAGATCTTTGGAACGCTTTAATTTTTTCATCACTTACACCTGTTATTTTTTCTGCAGTGTATGCAATTGTAGATCCAATACCACCAAATACAGCTGTGGCACCCATTAATCTTCTTGCACCCATTTGTCTAATAAAAGGATTTGAGCTTGTTAATTCTCTTGCACCAATGTTAACTAAATGTGCACTTGTTCTTAAAATTTCTGCAGGGAAAGCTATAAAATTACCTATAGGTAGTTTTCTAATTGCTTTAATAATTTCTGGTACTTTACTATATGTAGGTATTGTGTTTGTAACTAAATAAGCAGATATATCTTTGTTACTTCCAATACTATCAAACTGTTTTACCAAAGCTTCTTTTTGACTAATGTCTGTAGTGTTCAATATTTTTGTATTTAATGTAGCTAATTCATCTGCTTTTCTAGATTCTCTACCAACAGTTCTGTACCAATCAATAATATTTTCTCTATACGCTTGATCTGCTGCTATACCTCTACCATTATATTTAAATGCAGTATCTAACGCATCTTGATAAAAATCATCTGCATATAATTTCCAAACGTTATCACCTCCTTGATATAAATCAAAAGCTCTTTTAACTGTTGGGTTATTCATCAAAGCAGATAAACTAAATTTACCATCTTTTGCTTGTTGTAAAATAGTTTTAATTTCATTTACCTCTATATTAGTATCAATGATACCTCTTTGAATTCTTTCAGACAATATGTCAGCCATTTTAGCCGCTGAAACATTTTTACCAGGAAATAAATCATCTGCTAGTAATTTAAATGAAGCACCTAAACTCGTTCTACCTCCTATTAAACCACTAGCTAAAGCAAAGAAAGAAGCTGTGGATACGTTTCTTATTTGTGTCATAGGTGAAAACACTGTTTTACCTATTTGACCTGTAGCTTTTACAGACATTAATGCTTTATATAAAGGTATATCATATAGTCTTCCAAAAGTTTCATCAACTCCTCTAATTGCATTTGCTATTTCAGCTGTCGTATATAAACCAGATGTTTTTCCTTCAGCGTTTATTCCATTATAAAATATTTTACTTTGAAACTCTTCTCCGTATTTTATTAAAGGGACTACTTGTTGTAAGTTGTTTGGATTAATTCCTTTTGTTGTAGCTTCATTTAAAGATCTAAAAAACAAACCAGATTCTAATCCTGTATCAGCTAATCTATCAAAAAATTGTTTTTGATAAACTTGTTTAGCTGTTTGCATAAACGTATCTGTAACTGCAGCTCTATAGTCTGTGGATGTTTCAAGAAAAGCATCGGTTACAGATCTATATTTATTAACATCCACGACATCTTGAATAGTCTGACCTTTTTTTAAAAGTTCTCCTTCAACACTAGTAATTTTTTCAACAACCTTATCTTTTTTTAATAATGAATCAGCTTTAACAAATGCATCTTTTTTTAATTCTTTTGTAGGTATTCTAAATGTTTTAGCGACTGCGTTAAAAATAGTATCTGGAGATCTATCACTTTCAATAATTTGTCTTTTTAAATACTCCATTCTGTTAGTGGAAAATTCATCTAAAGATTTTTTCCAAGTTTCACTAGATCTATCTGTTGTTTTAGCTAAGTCATCTACCAAAACAGCAATATCATCATTAGTCTTTGTTAAATTTTTAAAAAATTCTTTTGCACCTTTAATTTTTTCAGGGTCAAATTTGTAAGATTTATTTTTAAAAGCCGAAAATACTTGTTTTAAATAAGCACCACCATTAGCTATTATTTGTGCGCCCAGATCTCTAGTAGCTTCATCTGGAGACTCAGATAAAAGTCTTCCATAATCTTTACCTAATCTGCTCATTAAATCTTTTAATTTTTTAGCAGAATCTTTTATAGCTTGATTAGGAAGTTGATTAAATATATCTTCTGCTTCTTTTCCAGAAGTTCTTAAAAAATTAAATATTAAATCATTTTCTGCTTGGGCGATCGGTGTGCTTTTAAAACCTTCTTTAAATCTAACAGAATAATTACTTGCAATATCTTTAAAGTTTTTATCTATATCATTCATTAACTTTATTAATGCTCTTTCATCCGCATTAACTAAATTACCTGATTTTCTAAGTAATTCTGCAGACTCTGTATCTAATGGTCCACCTGATTTAAATACATTTTTTATGTTATCTAATTTTTTTGCTAATCTTTCTTTTAATGGTGCGTTAGGTGAAGAAGATAAAAACTTCCAAGAATCCGCTTTTGGTATATTTAAAGATCTCATTGCTTTGTCTACCACCTTATCATAACCAACTCCTGCAAGTTTAACTCCTTTACCAAGAGTTTCTGTTCCTATTATTTTGGACATTGGATTAACAACAGCATAATTAAGTCCTCTAAGGGCATTACCACCAACAAAACCAATTGCTTGACCCGCAGGTTTTATTCCATATTTAAATCCTAATGTGCCTGCAACAGGTAAAGCTGCAGTTAAACCACCTCCTAACAAAGCACCTTCTGCACCAAATTTTATTTTTTGTTTAAATGCTTCAGCTGCTTTTTCAGATCCTTTTAATTCATCACCTTTATAGTCTTCTGCATATCCTAATGTTTGAGCTATTGTTCTATTTTCTTCTGGGTCAGAAACTACAAAATCAGTAACACCACCAATAGAACCATAAAAACCTGCCCTCTTTGCTAACTCCGCTGTCTTACCACCTATACTAGGTATACTAGACAACTTAGTCATTTTACTAGCACCTTTTAAAACTTTTATACCTTGTGCTATTTTTACTGCACCTGCTGCAGGTACACCGAACTGTGTAAGAACTGATGTAATATCCCCTAATGCTGTTTCTGTTTCAGGTGTTATTTTTTCAAAAATATTATCAATTGCAGAAATTAAATTAGTGTCAGCAAGATAATCAATTGGCATCGCACCAAGTGTTAATAATCCTTGAACTGCTTGACTAGCTCCTTTTGCTATACCAATAGGAACATCTGTTACATAATCTAAGAAACCAGGTTTTTTTTCTGGATTAACATCTTCGGGTTTTGTTTCTAAAAGAGATTTAAAGAAGGGTTCAGCCATGATCCTCCTACGCCGTGTTTTGTGGTAATACTAAATTTACTCCGTACTTCACATTAAATTTTTCTACATCGCCTTGTGTTCTAATATATGCAAAATCTTGTAAAGCTTCTTCACTTGTGGCTACTAATCTTACAATATCATCGGTTATTTCTTTTGGTAACCTTGTTCTTAATTGTTCAAAACTTAAATTAGTTGCAACAGGTTCAGCAGGAGTCTCACTTGCTCCTCCACCCATTGCTTTGTTTACTCTTCCACCGTCTGCTTTTAAATAATTGGATACATCAAAACCAATTATACCACTGACATTATCTCTAGTCACTCCTTGTATTAATAGAAGTTGATTAATACCAGATATAATTTTTGATTGTAATTCTGATTTTTCATCTTCAGATGCAGTTTGTAAATCAATAATTGTATCATTAACTTCGTTAGCTATCTTACCTGCAGCTGTTGCACTCGGTCCTGTTAAACCTGTTTTAATTCCAAGAGCATCTTTTAATATTTGAAATCTTGATTCTTCAGATTTAGTTCTATTTGTCTTTGAAGCAAGATTAGCATATTCATCAAATCTTCTTTCACTAAATCCTTTTTTACCTGCAGCTATTTTTGCTTTTTCTAATTCTGTTGTTGCAGCAAAAGCTATTTTAGCAAGTTCTCTTCTATCCTTTTTCCTCTCACCTAAAATACCTAATAGTGATTTATTAAGAGCAGATGCTTTATCGGCAATAGTTCCCTCGGTGCCAATTGCATCAGATAATGCTAATGCTAATTTACCTTTTGTTTCTCTATTATCTGTTCCTAAATACTTTTCTAATCTTTTCATTTGTTTGTCATACTCAGAGTCAAATGAATATTCTTCTGTTTCACCACCCACTTGTGTGTCTTTTGATTTATCAGCGTCTCCTTTATCGCCTTTGTTAGAAACAACTTTACCTGCAATCTCCAACATGTTAGGTCTTTCAAATTCTTTTTTTGTTTCTTTAGATTTTTCTGTTTCTATTCTTTTATCTCTATCTTCTGTTCTACCTATAGCTTTAGGATATGTACCTGTTTCAGGGTCTAATAAAAATGCATCTAAGAAACTAATTTCTTTTCCTTCTTTATTTTTTTCAGCTAATTCTTTGTAAAATTCACTGACATCTAAATTAGTTTCATCAAAAGTTCCTGATGGTGCTGACTTCATAAACTTTAAAGCCTCATCTGTTTTAGGTCTATTTAAATAAGCCATTATTCCTGTTGGAACAAAAGGAGCTGCTAAAGATGCTGCTGTGCTAAAAGATGGAAGAGACATAGGACGAACTTGAGTTAAAAAACGTGATAATTTTCCTCCTTTGGTAAGACCTTGTCCACTAGGTGGTTTCATTTGAGATCTTAATTCATTTTGTATTCCTGATTCTAAAAATTCAAAACCAGGAAAACCTATTTGAGCTTTTATTCTAGGAGTAAGTTGTTCTATACCAGTAGGCATTCCACCACGTCTTAATGAAGGTCTTTTATAAAACATTAGTTACCTCCAAAAATATTACCTAGACCATATGCTGTTAGACCAACTTGTAAAGCTTGTGATAGTGGACTTGCTCCTTGTCCTGCAGGTGCTGTGACTTGTGTTGTGGTTGGTACACCGCCTGCTTGTGAAGCTATACCGGATCCTAATATTCCTAATCTAGTGAATGGTTCTTGATATGCAACCTGTGCTCTTTGTTGTGCTGCATCTCTTAACGCTTGAGAGTATGCTAACGCACCTGTTCCTGCAGTACCTAATTGTTGTGTTGAAGTTGCTGCTAGAGATGGTTGTAATGATGCAAGTCCTCTTTGTTGATCAAAGGCTTGTTGTGCTAAATTTTGTGATTGAGTAAATCCTTGTTGCAATAATTGAGCTTGTAGTGCAGCTCTATTTCTATCACTTGTTGTTTGAAATTCTGCTCTTTGTACACCTTCTCTACCTCCACCAAAAGCACCTGCTTGAATCGCTTGATCAGATATAGCTCCTAAACCTCTTTGAGCTTGAAGGTCAAATTCTTGTAAAGTTGCGTCCATAACTTGTTGTTGATATGGAGACATGAATTGTTGAAAAGCTTGTGGACCTGAATAAGCAGCCGCCTGATCAAAGAAAGGTTGAAACCCTTGAACACCCGTTCCTGTTCCAATACCACTTACAGCACCTGTTGTTGGATCAAATGTTAATTGTCCAAGACCCGCCTGTGTTGCTGCCTGTTGTTGAGCCGCTTGTGTTAATGGGTCTACTGGTGCAACCGTAGGTCCAAGTTCCGCGAGCGTTGGTACACCAGACGTTCCTGGTGCTCTACCGACACCTTTTGTAAGTAGATCTATATAAGACTCTTGTGCCGCTTCTAAAAAGGGCGCTCTTCTGGTTGTTTGTGTGTAATCTTGTGTAGCCATTATGCTCTACCTACTTTTTCTGCTTGTTTCATGACACCATATAACTTTTCAGCGCCTTTTTCAACATCACCATTTCCAATACCTCTAACAGCGTCGGCGGTCATTACGAACTCATTTTTGGATAGCATGGCAGGGACATCATCAGCCCTCTCCTTGATTCCTACCGGCACAAAACCACCGGTATCTCTATAATCAAGCTCCATAACTCCACCTTGATTTTCTCTAACAGGAACCTCACCACCCATAGCCATATTAGGTTTTTTAAGGTTGTTCATTTCCCGTCTTATCAAATCATCAGCCTCTTGTAGATTTAGACCAAAGTTCTCCATTAGATCTTTTCTCTTAGGTCTCACATAAGATTCAAAGATAAATTCTCTTGAACTCATGTCCTCTCCATCCCCTAATGTGCCCATGATAACCTTGGCTATTTCAGCTGCAGCCATATCAGGTGCGTTTTCTGGTATGGGGTTCGATGTTGTTGTATCTATCTGTAAACCTCTTGGAAGATCGTCCATATTATTATCTATCTTGATACTTGGTGCAGGTAATTCTTTCTCATCAGTTTTAACCCCAAAACCATTCATTACCAGATTAAATAGGTTTTCTTCACTTAACTTTGGATATTTTTTTCTTAATTCAGACATGGCATTTTCAATCGCCATTTGTTTATTAGCGCCACTCTCAAAACCGATACGACCACCATCTTTTCTACCACCACCTAGTCCCATAACAGCTATCTCTTTTAATATTCTAGCGTCTTCAGGATATCTACTTGGATTACTTAATATTCTGTAAAGATTTGGCATGGTATAAGATCTGTCTGGTCCACCAGATCCACCTAATCTTCTAAACAAATATGACTTTTCTTGTCTGCTAAAGTTAATACCTGTACCAGCCATTAGATCATCCATGTCACTCATGTCTGGTTTTTCGTTTTCAATAATATCACCACTTATTAATTCTTTTAATTTTTTAATATCTTCAGACTCATTATCTATTGACCCTTTTGCAAACCCTATTCTTCCACCGTCTGCCTTACCGCCAAAGAAATTTTTTAAGTACTCATCATTCTTAGCTTTGTATTCTGCTTTTAAAGCTTCGTCGTATTCCTCTTTAGGAAGATCTTCTCCAGCTTCATTAGCAATTCTCAAAGCATCAAGATAAGTTAAACCAAAAGAAGCTGCAGCGAGAACTGCAGTTTTGTCTAATGTACCATCATCTTTTGTAAACATAGCCTTACCAAATTTTTTAGCACCTTCCATCAAAGCATCACCATAGTCTCCTTGTTTAACTAATTCAAAAATACTTGGGTCATTTTGAATAATTGTATCTTTAGTTATTGTGGAGACTGTATCACCGCCTGCCATACCTTCTACTGTAGCATCTTGAAAAAATGTGCTTTCTTTTACAGGTTTAACACCCTCTGCTTTAAGAGCCTTACCTTTTGCAGCAGCATTCTCACTTAACATTTTACCTAAACCAGTTTCTGTTCCAAGTGGAGAACTAAAACCTGATTTAAACCCTTCAAGACCACCTCTGAATGCTCCACCTTCAGTGAATGGATTACCTTGAAATCCTGCGCCACCTATAAATCTTGCACCTTGGCCAAGTCCGTATGTTAGAGCTGCACCTTTTAATGAATCACTGATACTACCTGTCTGATCGAAACCACCTATACCTGCCATAGCAGCAGCGACTGCAGGGTTGAATGGAGCTACAAAAGGTGCTACAGTTGTTGCCACTTTTGCTACCTCATTTGGTATAAGTTTTCTAATTCTTTTCTTTAAAGAACTACCTAAGCCGAAATTTTTTCTAGGTTCGACTTCCATAATTCCGCCTTGTTTTCTTAATTGTCTTCTCATCTGTGATCTAGATATTGGCATAATTTTACATATTTTATATTAATTTTCCCTTTTTACAACTTAGAATCACCACCCAAGGGTAGTGCCTCTACTATTACTTTAACATCTCTTCTGATATCATCTGCAACGGTTTCTGTGTTTGGATCCTGTACATCCTGCATAGCCTCTGCATCAGAGTTATATTCCTTACCAGTTTTAGTATTTGTTAGGGTAACCTCTGTCTGAGGTGTTATGACCTTAACAGGTTTACCGTTTATTATCTCTATTCTAGAAGATGCCTCTGTTTCTATAAATGACATATTAATCCCTATTTATTTCTAATATTGACACAATGACGTGTAACTCATTTGCATCAGTCGCCTGTGCCTTTAATATCTGATTTTCCTCCAAAATCAAAGGGTGAGTTAACAGCTCTGTTGTTGATTTTGAGGATATTGTTTTATCCTTAAACAGACTAAACACTGCTGCAGCTGCGTTTGTTATAGTAAATGTTATATCGCATCCTGAACCCGCATCCTCTGATACTATTATACTTTTTATTATAGCCCTAGAACTAGCCGGTGTAGTGTATATCGTAGTATTATCCGTTGTAGTTAAATCTACTAATTCGTTTTTATATATATTAGCCACCTATAAACCAAGAGAATCTCTCTTGCTCCTGTTTTTGTTCATTTAAAAATGTAGAGTTTAATTGTTCAACAATTAAACCAACCGCCCTATTGATTTGTTTCTGGTTAGAAACATCATATTCCTCTTTTGGCTCTGGTAATCTTACTACTATTTTTGCCATTACTCTCCTCCTCCTGGATCAAATGGATCATTATAGGAACCATCGGATTGTACGCCAGATTTGCCAGTAGCATAAGAGCCACCTTGACCACCTGTTTCTTCTCTATACGCTCTCTCTATTCTAGATCTATCTAAAGCTCTCTGAGTATTTTGAATATTAAGTATTCTTTGAGCCTCTCTTTCTGCAGCTTCTTTTTCTTTTTTAGCTATCTCAGCTTCTATTTTTTGTTTTTCTCTAAAATCTTCTAATATTTTTTGACTTATAATATCTTCTTGTTCTTTAGCTTTATTTACTAATCCTATGTCAGATATCATATCTGTTTTCTTACGTTTTTGATCTAGATAATATTTATCAATCGGTCTGTAGTAACCTCTTTTTTTGAAAAAATCTTCTGCGATCTGAGCTCTCTTATCCACAAGATTTGCATAATTACCAAAGGCAGAAACTACATTGTATCCATACGCATCCTTATTAGCCATGTTGGTTCTAGGATCTGTGTAACCCATCTGTGAATATGTGAAAGCTTGCTCACCTCTTGTCATATTATCAAATGAACTAGGTAGTATCGATGCTAGTATTCCTGCAAAACTTGGAAGACCAACACCAGGTTTTTGATAACCTTCCCGCATAACATCTCCTAATGTTTGAGGTCTCATACTTGGAATTTTATCATAGAAAAATTCTGCAATCTTACCTGGATTTCTTAATCTAGATATTCTATCTTGTGTAGCTTGTTCAAATGCAGCAACATTGTTTGCACTCATAATTCCAGAATCTTTAAAATTATATGGATTAATAGTTTGAACGCCTTCTATACCTGTTCCAGTTCCAGATCCACCTCCAGATCCACCTCCTCCTATTTGATCTATTTTTTTTGCTCCTGAAACTCCATAATTTTTATAAAAATCAAAAGGACTAAAATTTTGAGAGTCGTAAAAGAAAAGATTATCTCTTCCCATAGGAACCGAATACCTAGTACCTGTTTGATCGTAGATATATTCCATTCCTGTTGCAGGCATGACTTGTGTATAAGCCATATTTGGATTAGGCCCATAGTCTGCACCCATATAAGGAAAATTAGAAATATTATATATCACTGATACTATCTCCTACCATCTGGTTGTAAGTCTAAACGTAAAGTGCCAAATCTCCACTCCTCACCATTACTGTCGTTTTCTATTTTAACATTAATAAAACGACCTCTAGCTCTGGTGTCTTTTTTATCAGTCGAAGAGTTGATTGTAAAAGGACTCAAGGTTGTTGTGCTATCCGATTGTTGAGGATATCTTTTTATCGCAAGGCTGACTTTTGCGTTTCCCTGTAGGGTTTTGAAATCTGGTATGAATCTTCTCATCGCTAAGAAAAACTCTCCTGCTATTTTTGGTCCTGCAGGTTGTCCCATTGCAGCTCTTTGTCTTTGTTCTAGATCTATGTCAAAAGATTTTATAAAAGAGGTCACGGTGGTTGTGGATCCATCCTCATTAACCTGATCTGTTCCAACCTCATGTTCAAAAAATTTTGTCTGACCTAACCCACTCTGTCCTACAACAGAGGGAAAAGTACCGTTTGAGGTATCATCATACTTTGTTGCAAAAGGCTTTGGATAAACGATAGCATCTATCCACGATGTCCTAGCCTCTGTTCCCGTATACCAAGATTTTTCGCCATAATTAAATACAACATATTTATCATTATAGCTAGCTCCCTGAGATGGATAATACCAGATAACCTCTGTGAACAGATTATTTATACCTGCTGCTACCTGTTGACCTTTTGTGGTATCAAAATTGTTATAAACAAAATCCTCCACCGAACAAGGTAGTGTTTTTACCGTACCATCAAATAAAAAGAATCCATTAGGACTCAACCAAAAAGCTGATCCATCTATCTCTACCACAGCATTTTTACCTATCAAACCACAGTTGGTTCCAACCTGTTCAAATCCAAAAGTAAAAGGAGCTCCTATAAATTTCATTGTATACAATGCATTGTCTGTCCAAATAAGAATGGTCTCTTTCGCTTTTATGGCGCCAACAATTTTTGTACCATCTTGTAGTCTAAAATCTCCTGCACTATTAATGGCGGTTGCAGCATAAGTATTTATATCCTCTCTATTTGAAAATCTTACAAACATATCATCCTGTGTTGTGGTATCTCCGATAGTTGTCTCTGTTCCGAAATGACATAAGTGTCTGGTTGTTGGTGATACCAAACTTAATCTGGAAGCTGTTGGATTATTACCTGTTGCAAAATTAGATGTTGTCGTTGATGCTCTTACGGTCAATGGTGAAGCTGCTCCTGCGTTCCAAGTAAATGTTTTACCATTTGCAATTGTTGCAATTAATACTTGACCAAAATTATCTAATGACCAAAGACCTGGTTCAAGAGTTACTTCTGACGCAAGAACTGCTTCGCCCCAATCAGAAAAATTTGTAGCATCTGTAACTGCTGTGCCATCAGCATGAGCTGCCTTACTTGTTCCATCAACTTCTCTTGTAATTGTAGTTAAGTTTGGTGACGATACACCTGTGTATGAAATTAATTCGTTTTCAACTAATATTCTTCCTGATGAACTAAAGTTTGTCGTTGCATCTAGTGTAATTGAAGTTCCCGATCCACCTGTACCGGCAGTATCATTTAACAACGCTCCATCTAAATTCGATGTTGCAGCTCCAGGAACCGAACCGTTCCATTGCGATATACCCCAACCATAACCATAGTTTTGTGCAGCAGGTCCCACTTTCTCATATGGTTTTACTGCTATACTACCACCAGTGGATACAGTTGCTCCTGCGTTAGTGCTTTGTGTAATTGTGAAAGTTGTTGGTGAAGGAACAGATGTCACCTGAAATAATTTATCCTCGAAATCCGATGCGCTAAAACCCGTGCTACTAGGTAGAGTGACACTATCAAATAATACTATATCTCCAGGTTCTAGATTATGTGATGTAGATGTTGTTATGGTACAAGTAGGACTATTGTTTACGGTCGCAATCGTGGATGAAGATAAGGTGGATTTTAAAGGTGTTATATCAAATAACTGACCCTCAAAATATAAAAGTAAAAATTTATCTGTTCCCACCGCCACATATCTATTACCCTGTAGATCAACAAAAGCGTGAAGTTTTCTAGCCACACCTGTTATACTATCAGACACTAAAGAAGACCAACCACCAACTTTCTCTGGCAGGCCATATCTGAATCTGACATTATCAGAATCGACCCAACGGTTTTCTGCTCCTGCAGATGTATCCTGTTTATCGATACCTGGTTTAAATGTGAAATCAATGAGAGCCATGATCAACGCTCCTTATGCCGTGTTGGTCTTGAATGCCCAACCTCTTGTTGCATCAACATACACCAAGGTAAAAGCCTGACCATTAGTATTTAATGTTAGATTGGAAGTGCCTGTATTTATCGGTTGGCTATTTCTGTTAACAATAAGATTGTTATTTGCAAAAGTCCCTCTTGCATCAATGAATGTGACCTCTGATCCAACCGCAGGTGATGCAGGTAGGGTGACTGTGATCGGATTGGCTGTTGTGTTTGCAAATATCTGATCACCATCAACCGCTGTATATGCAGTGATCGTTGAAGAATTTAGGGTTACATAACCTTTATTACGGATACCGAGACTGACATTTGTGCCATCAGAATATATTAGAGATGTTGATCCTATCGGTAACACGACACCTGTTCCTGATACGGTCTTGACTGTTATGGTAAACAGGGATGATGTCCCTCTTGTAGTCGCATCCTCAAATATGATTATCCTCTCGGATCCATCTGGTATGGTCACACTTCTATTTGTGCCTAATGTGCCAGTTAATTTAATATATAGATTCTTACCATTTGATGTTGCACCATTATCAAGTGCTAACGTTAGATCTCCAGATGCCAATTGTGCTGTAGATAGATAACCTGAAGATAGTTGTTCCAATATCTGTAGATTCGTGTTTGTTATCGTGCCCCAAAGACCTGCCTTCTCACCTGTGGTGATCAGTTCTAATTTAGAATTTGTTGAAAAACTTGATGCCATAATTCTCCTAATACGGGTCTATATTAACCCATGTTTGTGATGCTCCTGGATCTATAGGTTGCCATGTGATAACACCAGGATCCTCAATGTTTAATGTTAATGGCACTCCCGTAGGATCCACTTTTGCAGCTGCGGTTATTGTAACACTTCCTGTGCCAATGGTCAATTGGTTTCCAGTAACAGAAACGTTAGCCGCCGCTGATACCGTGACAGTCCCAACACCCAAAGTTAATGGTGTAGGAGTAGGTGTTACATTGGCTGCTGCAGTTATGGTTATTGATCCAAAACCTAATGTTAAAGGACTTCCTGATGGAGTTACAAGTGCACCTGATAAAACGGTCGAACTACCTATACCTAAAGTTAACTGATTAGCAGTTACATTAACAGTGACGTTTGGATCGAATATGGATGTGGCTATCGGGACAGCTGATATTGCACTATGACCAAGCATCTATTATGC